AATGCTGAGGTTTCTAAGTTATCGTCTAAGGAGTCTGGGTTGTTAACAATATCAATATTCAAACCAGCATCTCTTCCGAGTTTCTGATAACGTTCATAATTACCACGACCAGTCAATTGAATGAATCCACGACCAAAATATTTACCACCATCTTCGTTGGTTTTATTACCTAAAAAGTTTTTACCACGGAATCCTGGACCATAAAAGAAAGAGAAAAAATCAGTACGACTCATACCTTTCTTTTCAGCATATGAATAATTTTCTACTACTTCGGGTGTTGCAGTTGAGAAGATTTGTTTTAGTCGAACTGGATTATAGTTATACTTTTCTTTCTGAGGAACCCACTTGGATTCTCCGCCAGCAATACCAAGTAAAGCACACTTGGCATACTTGGTAGTCAAGCCGACTTTATCACAAGCTGCAATTAATGCTTTAATACCAGCAGATGCATTTGGTTTAGCACCAGATTTTGGTGGTGGAGTAGTTGGAATATCAGAAATGTTCGCTGGGTTTACCGTTGTAGTTGGGGCAACACCAGCAACACTACTCGTATTATTATTTGTAGCAGCGTCAGTTCCAGTTTTAATTGGATTACCTGAGCCATCAGTAACAACAGTTCCATCTGTTGTAGTAAGGTTTCCATCCTGTGGTAGAATGGAATCGTTAGAATCTTCTAGTGCTCTCTCGCCAGATTTAGTCTGTGGAATGCCACCGATTGTTCCCAACATAATCGGCTGCTGCATATCCTCATCACGGAACATAACAACAACCCATGTACCAGCAACTGGACCAATAGGAGAACTACCAATACCGTTAATTGCAGCAGATGTAACTGGCTGCATTGGATATGCCCATGGCAAATCTGCTGTTGGTAGTATGGTTTTGTCATCAGTATGTAATCCTAAAATTCTAACTTGGCAACGACCAAGTTTTAGCGGATCATTACGATTTTCAACGCAGCCTGTGAATAATTCCATTATTTCTTCCCGTCAAGATTTACTAATAGTGAGTCTTTTATCAGTTCAATTGTACACTCATGCCCCTTGTGACTGATAAAATGATTTATTGCCGACATGATGTAATTACCAGAAAACATATTATCTAAATTAGACCTATCAGTTTTAGAAACAGGTTCAACTTTATTTAATTTTACATAAACTCTTCTACCAACAGTATAGTCGAATCTTCCTGGAACTGTAATTTCTATCTTTGTAGATTCTGCTTGCTTTAATAAAGAAGTTCTTTCTTGATTAAATGACGTATTTGTAACATCACCAAAGTTTGAAAAGTTATTATAGTACTTGGGTTCGTTTGTTATCTTAGAGTTATAACGATACACAACTTTACTAGAAGCTGGTGGATTTGGGTTTAAGTGTGCTTTAGATTTATAGTTCTGCAGCATATCATAATTTGTACTGGCTCTTTTCTTGGATACTATATCGTACGTATACTGCTTTGAACCATAGAAACCATTTTGGATTCTATCCATATAATCAAATGCTTGTGGAATACGAATACCTAAAATTCTTTTAAAGTCTTCTTCTGGATTCATGACACTACCATTTGGAGTGACATCACGACTATAATTATCGTATTTAAATTGTTGTATATTTTGCTGCTGATACAAAGTTTCTAAAGAAACAAAATTGTATCCATCTCTATTCTGAAAGAAAACATAACTCGGAGTATTTGTTTTATTTTTAGAATTTTCAAGAAGATAGATTATGTTTCTAATAGGAGACCAAAAATTAGAAACATACTTCGTTGAATTAGACGTCTCTTCAATAACATAATTGGTTTTAATTTGTAGTCCATTAACACGATCTGTCAACAAAGTTTTAGCGATATCAGATACTTTACCTGAGAAAGTCTTACTAATAGCTTTGTTCATATCAATTAGAGCTTCTTGAGATATAAAGTGTAATTGATAGACAACCGAACGATCACCATTCATTTGTCTATCAGTCATCTTATAAATGTAAAACTTCTGATCGATATTACCAACTTTTAAAGTAGGTGTTCGTAAGACAAGATGTAAATATTCTTCACCAACAAATGGAAACAGATTAACCAAGTCTAAAGAATCTTTTAAAACAAGTGTACCTGTAATAAACGGAGATAATATATCTTCGAATATTTGAATTCCTATAACTTGCGATGATACATCTTGATAAAACCCAGACTGTGAAGTAATCTGAACTTTATCAATAGTAACATCACCAGCAAATCTTAATGTTTCTTTTCGTTGCATTATAACAATTCTTTGTAACTATCTAAAATTGTAGAAAGAAGAGCAGGAGAAATAATTTTTATTCTACGTTTCTTTTCATTTTGTAATTCTTCATATTGTCTATTTGAAACACTCGTGGCACCTGAGTAATTAGAATTTACTACATATCCTCTTGTGTCTACATAGTAACGAATTGCATCAGCCTGAGCACCATACTTATCTTCAATATATGCTTCTAGTTCTGGGATTGGTAGCGGAAAGTCTGTACGATAATCATATAACTGATTGGTAAGCATAATTACCCAGTGATACTGCGAGTTACCATAAAACTTTTCAGCGATAATTTCTGGAGTTTCGCCATCCATAATATCATAACTATCGTATAGTGCAACGTTAGATAAAATGTCTTTTCTAAATCTTACGTTTTGAGTGATATCAGTAACACGATAAGCTACACGCTTACCGTTTATCTCAAAGTCGTATAAAAACTTAGGGAATTCTTCGAAGTACATTATAGACCTCCCTTAACAGATTCTTTATCCAATAGAGCAAGTTCTTTAAATGTCATCTGAATATTGATTTGAGTTGGCATTCCATTTGCAAAGGTGTTGAATTGTCCATTCGGTGTGTAGTTAATAACCATCTCAGTAAGTACGCATGAGGTATGTCTATGTAAGTTTTCGTTAATCTTACCGTTTTGGTAATAAGAAATATCAAACTCTGATGGGTAGATGTATAAAAACTCGCCTGGATCTTTATATTCAGGATGCATGTGATACTTAAACTCACGAATGATATTCATAACAGCTTCAGCTTCTTTATCATCTCTTGGGAAAAACTGATACTCAAACTGAAATGTTCTATAATCAACGTTCTTAAATAATTGTTCTTTCTTAGGATTCGGTGCCAAGCCCATCGATGCGCTTGCAGCTGCACCTTGATTGTCACTGCGTAATCCCATAGAACCAACGATTGCTGCAGCTTGGCCACTTAAGTTTTTAGTATCGCCATCAGCGACAGCCTTCATAATAGCCTGCGAACCTGCAGCTGCAGCTTGATATCCAAATGTATCTTCTTCTGCATAATTAACACCATAACGAACACTTAATTGATTTGGTACATATAATGCTACTGCAGTTTTTAGTCTTTTCTGGGCACGAGTTAGTGTAGAAGATTGAGTAGAAGCAACACCAATTGCCAAGGCTGCTGGAGCAGCGTTTAATGCAGCACCAGCTAAAACACCTCCACCTTTACCAGTTAATAATCCACCAGCAAGAGCACCTTCTAGAGCCGAGCCTGTTGCATTTAATGTAGCAAATCCAGCTTTAGCACCAGTCGTGGCATTGCCATCTTTATCTGTATTATAGAACTTTTCGTTGAGTGCGATAAGTCCACCACGACGTCTTGGATCGTAGTCTTCTACTGTTTTTACCGTCTTATCATTAAATAACTTAGAGTCAACTGCCACGTTAATATAAAACATAACGTAGTTTCCTCCATAACTTTCACTCATAATATCTAGAGGGTACGAATGCTTTGAGATATCGTACTTTGACACGCTAGTCAGCATAGACGCTTTGTCTATTTTATTCTGAACTGCAGGAGACGGTGCTGGAATAGAAGGGATGCTACTAGCTGCCTTTGGAGACATGTTCTGGTATGCAAGACCTTTAAGATTATCCATTAAATTCATTGGGTTCCCTAAATATGTGAGATTGGGTTACTATTATTTAGCCATGTTCCATAAAAGAAAATATACTCCTTTATTCCCAGAGAAATATTCTGGAGATCCCACTAACATCATAATGAGAAGTTCATGGGAGACTCAGTTCGCAAATTGGTGCGATAAGAATCCATCAGTCAAAAAATGGAAGTCTGAAGAAACTATCGTTCCGTATCGTTGCCCAACTGACAACAAAATCCATCGATACTTCGTGGATTTTCAGATCCAGATCTTAGATAAAAACGGAGTAACCAAAACCTATCTTATCGAGGTAAAGCCACAGAACCAAACTGTTCCTCCAGTGTTTCCAGGTAAGAAAACCCAGCGATACCTGTTAGAGTCTTTAACCTTTTTGAAAAACCAAGCCAAATGGCAAGCTGCAAATGAATATGCCAAGGACAGGGGATGGGAATTTAAGATTATAACAGAGTTTGAACTTGGACTAAAACAACCTAAATAATAGTATGGCTAAAACATCACCTACACTGCAAGAAGTTTTCGACTCAAATCGTTATGATTTGAACGAAGCAGCAAAACGTTCACGTTCTTGGTACAATCAACAAGTATTGCTTCTTAGTAAGCAAGGACTAACACCACAGAAGATGATGAAAGCGGATCCAAGTACAATGTCAGCCACTGTACTTCCAGGAAGACTATACATGTTTTTCTATGATCCAAAGATGAAAAAAGAACTCCCTTATTACGATAGGTTTCCGTTAGTGTTTCCTTTTAGTAAAGTAGAGGGTGGATTCCTTGGTTTAAATATGCACTACTTACCATATCCTTTAAGAGTGCAACTTTTACATAGGCTAATGGTGTTTGCGAATAACACTCGCTTAGATCAGACTACAAGACTTAAATACTCATGGCAAATGATAGATGGTATTTCTAGATACGCTGCAGCGCAACCATGCGTTAAACATTACTTAATAGATCACGTAAGATCTCCGTTTAAGCAGGTTTATTCAAAAGATTGGGCTACTGCCATGCTATTGCCAGTAGAAAGATTCGAAAAGACAACCAAAGAAAAGGTGTGGATTGACACCAGAAGGAAACTGCGATAATGGCAACTGCTTCAAAAAGTAAAAAGTTAACAGAATTTATAGCTAATATTAAATTAGATGGTTTAATAAGAACCAATCGATATTCAGTTATAATGACTCCACCAAAATCTGTTGGTGAAGTTGGTGACATTAGAAAAATGTTAATGTACTGTTCTGATATTCAGCTTCCAGGTGTTAATGTAGCATCTGCTCAAGTTCGTACATTTGGCGAACTACGAGAAGCACCATACGATCGTATGTTTGATAATATCAATATGACTTTTTATGTGGACAACAATATGTTCGTAAAAGCATTCTTTGATAAATGGATTAACAGTATTCAAAATCCACAATCAAGAACATTTGAATATTACGATAGATACACCACAAGTATGTTAATTCAAGTTGAAGACTTGAAAGATCGCAATCGTTATGAAGTAGAACTTCGTGAGTGCTATCCTAAAACTGTGAACCCAATTCAGCTTAGTTATGAGAGCAAAGAGATCATGAAACTTCAAGTAGTTATGAACTACAGAAACTGGGTATCTAAACCATTTAATGTTCCTCTTGATAAACGTGTGTCTCAATTCGACTCTATCAAAGAGGCATTTAGTATTCCAGATAAGTTCTTAAATAACTTTGGTGGATTTCAAAGCGACTTTAACGAAGCTGCACCAGAAACTGCTGGAATGATTACTGGTGTAACTAATATTAGCGGAAGATAATGCATAACGAAAGTTGGGTAAACAATAAGTGGCGTCCATCTATGGGGTGGATGTACATGGCTGTTTGTATAACTGACTTTATCATATTTCCAGTGTTATGGAGTTTACTACAAAACAGTGCAGGGCAACCAATCACTCAGTGGAAACCACTAACACTTGAAGGTGCTGGATTATTCCATATGGCAATGGGTGCTGTATTAGGTATCGCTGTATGGAGTCGTGGCCAAGAAAAGTTAGCTGGAGTTGCAGATTCGTCAATAAATACCAAAGGTGACTAATGAAAATAGATGATAGTTTGTCTGACGTGTTTAACGTTGAGACAATACCAAATACAGAAGTGATTACTCGAGATGGTGAGATTATAACTGCTGGTAGTACAAAGATAGAAGATGATTTTGAAACTTCTAGATCGAATCTTCGCATATTACTACAGCAGGGACAAGAAGCACTACAGAAGTCTTTAGATGTAGCAATGCAGTCAGAGCATCCAAGAGCATTCGAAGTTGTAGGCAACCTAATGAAACAGTTGGCTGATATTAATCAACAGCTATTAGATCTACATCAACAGAAACAAAAACTAGATGAACCATCTAAGGCTGATAAAGCTAAACAGGTTACAAATAACAATGCTATCTTTGTTGGTAGCACTGCTGAATTGAATAAGTTAATTAAGAATATGGCTAAAGGAGAATAATTATGGCTTTACCAATGATGAATACACCAACATATAATTTGGTGATTCCTTCCAGTAAAAAGAGTGTTAAATACAGACCATTCCTCGTTAAGGAAGAAAAGTCACTATTAATTGCACAACAAAGTGAAGACTTAATGGTTATGGTTGATACTCTAAAGGGTGTCATTAAAAGTTGCGTTTTAGATAATATTGATGTTAATAAGTTAGCAACATTTGATATTGAGTATATGTTTACTCAAATCCGTGGCAAGTCTGTTGGGGAAATTATTGAATTGATCTTTCCATGTGACGAAGACCATGGTGAAGATAATGAAAAGGCTAGAGTTAAAGTTTCTATTGATTTGAGCACACTTGAGGTTGAAGAAACTGCTGATCATACAAACAAGATTGATTTGTTTGGTGATGTTGGTATTATGATGAAATATCCAACTATTGATATTATGAGAAAGTTAGAAGACAACGACAGTATAGAAAATATTTTTGATGTGGTTGCTATGTCTATTGATTACATCTATCAGGGTGATGAAATCTTCCATGCAAAAGAACAAAAGCATGAAGAACTACTACAGTTTTTAAATAATTTAACTTCTGAACAGTTTGTTAAGATTCAGAACTTTTTTGATACCATGCCAAGAATCAAAAAACAAATTGAATATACTTGCCCTGTGTGCCAAAAGCAACACAAGAAGATGCTGGAGGGCATGCAAAGTTTTTTTTAATTAACCTTTGTCATGAAAGTTTAGCGAATTACTATAAAATGAATTTCGCTCTGATGCAGTACCACAAATACTCGCTTGCGGA